AAAAGCGTTACCATTTGAAGAAGAAGAACATCGAGATACCGCCCAAGCTACGGGACTTTAGAAACTTTCTATACTTAGTTTGGAAACACCTTAACCTCCCTGATCCTACCCCGCTTCAATACGACATAGCGGAGTACTTGCAACACGGACCTAAGCGGTCTGTTATCATGGCGTTCCGAGGCGTAGGTAAGAGTTGGATAACATCAGCCTTTGTAGTACATCAGCTACTGCTGGACCCAGCTAAGAACATACTTGTTGTGTCTGCCAGTAAGAATAGATCGGATGACTTCTCTACCTTTACCTTGCGAATCATTCAGGAGATTCCCATTTTACAAGGATTAAAGCCGTCAGAGAACCAACGATTCAGTAAGATAGCCTTTGATGTAGGACCGGCTCCAGCCTCTCACGCTCCCTCTGTTAAGTCCCTTGGTATATCGTCACAGCTCACAGGATCCCGTGCAGACATCATCGTAGCGGACGACGTAGAGGTAGCTAATAACAGTGCTACTCAAGGAATGAGGGATAAGCTGGATGAACAAGTAAAGGAGTTTGACGCTATCATTAAACCACTCGACACCTCCCGTATCATCTTTCTTGGTACTCCACAGTGTGAGGACTCTATATACAACAAACTTAGAGAGAGGGGCTACAAGAGCCGTATATGGCCTTCAGAGTATCCGGATGAGGTAGAAGCTACCAACAACTACGGAGGCGATCTAGCACCCCTTATAGAGGATAACATAGAATCTGATACAGTAGGTACATCTACAGAACCCCTACGGTTCACTGATCTCGACCTAGAAGAACGTAAGATGAGCTACGGTCGTACCGGGTACGCTCTTCAGTTCATGCTGAATCCTAAGCTAAGCGATGCTGATAGATACCCACTAAAGATTAACGATCTAATAATATCTGATGTGGATGTAGACTTAGCTCCTGAAAAGATAGTGTGGTCCTCTGACCCGGATAATACGGATCGTGAACTCCCAAATGTCGGATTGGCGGGGGATCGATTCAGGCGTCCCTCTTCAACTGTTGGGGATATGATACCGTACACAGGCTCTGTGTTATCTATTGACCCATCAGGGCGGGGTAAGGACGAGACAGGGTACGCTGTGGTAAAGATGCTTAACGGACAACTGTACGTACCTGATGCGGGTGGTATAAAAGGCGGGTACGACGAGAAGACATTGAAACAACTGGTAGCTATAGCAAAGGATAACAAAGTTAATATCGTTGTTATAGAGTCTAACTTTGGAGACGGTATGTTCATGGAGCTGATTAAACCTCTGTTTAGAACAACATACCCTGTAACCATAGAAGAAGTTAGACATAACAAACAAAAGGAACTTCGTATCGTCGATGTATTGGAACCTGTACTTAACGCTCATCGACTTGTTGTAGACCCTAAGGTTATAACAAATGATTACAGATCAGCTCTAACCTATCCTATAGAACAACAAACCAGATATATGTTAATGTATCAGTTATCACGGATAACAAGGGATAAAGGTAGCTTAGTACACGATGACCGTCTTGACGCCTTATCAATCGCTGTTGGTTATTGGACGCAGCAGATGGCTGCTAATGCAGACCAATCGATGGTTGATAGACAACAAGAACTCCTTCATAAAGAACTACAAGACTTCACTGATAGCTTCCATAAGCGTAATAACAAAGCTGTAGCTGTCACTTGGATGTAATTACTGTAATAACAAACCTTTTATAGCTATACCTTGAAATACTAAAGTATAACTTTAAATCTGCTAGGTCTACTGTTGTAGACACACCTATCCTTAAAAGACCTATTTAAAGATCACGTTATCAATCAGACCGTTTAGAGATGTTAGCGAAAGAACGGATGTATGAGCTAACTAAATAACTGATGTATTGATATGATGGAGCTGTAGTACTTGTAATGTTTACCTTTGTTAAAAGGAACTACTACAACAAGAGTCAGCTAATGTAACCTCTGTTGTTGTTGTTGCTTATTGCTTATCTATATTACCTATTAAGAATACCTATCGGTAAGAGACCTCTTAAACGTACGTCTATAACGACTATCTAAATCTCATTATTATACAAAGTAACAGCCGAAGGGAACGTGTAAAGCATAAAAGTTAAAAGCGTAGTGTTTAAGCGGTAGAGAAGATGGTCGTCGATTTAGCTATGTTTTCTTCTCGATTAATGGTATGCTATAGCTGTTATGGACATCAACGATCAAACAGATACGTTCCAGTACGAACTAGCCAAGCTGGTATATAGGTTCAAGAGCGAATACGATCTTAACGATTACACTATAGCCGGGTGTCTGGACTTCTGTAAACTGTCAGTACTAACTGAGACAGATGATGTTATATTTGAAGGAGACTTTACAACCGATGAAAAAGAAGACACCGACACCACCGACGAAACCTATCCCCACTTCTAAAGACGCACCTGCTTCGACAGCTGCTCTAAAGGACCTACCGATTATACGGATCGTCTCTGAAGAAGAAGAGATGCACGTAAAGATGGAACTGGAGATGGATGACAAAACACACGATATGCTTGTTAAATGGGGCAAAGAGGTAGCGACCGATGAAGATTACATCAATATCGCTATTACAGACGGTATAAAGCATCTTATATCAAGCGATAAGTAGCACTTTGCTACAGCTGTTCAAAAGGTTTAGTTAGAAAAATGCGAGAGGCTTACGCTATATACGCGCGCGTTAATTACCCCCGCATGTACCCGCAAGATTCTTATAGGGGAGGGGATATAGTTCGTATTATATATATTATGTCTAATTAGTTTTGTTGATTATCAAGGACTTATGGAAACAACACCAGATTCTTAGTTAAAAGCTTCTATTTTTTTTTCGCAAATCAACAAGTAAATAAGGTGGATTGCGTTAGTTGTTATTAGATCAAATCTTGGTTCTTAATTGATAATCGATTCTCATTAGTCGTTTGTATCTTTTTCTTTTTTTCCCGTTCGATTCTCAACTTTGTCTCAATTATGAGATTCAGTCTCAACAAGCAATTGTAGCTTAACTTATCGATCTATTAGCTCCGGTAATAACAGCTATTAGCCAAGCTTTAATGTGAAAAAAGATTTGATCTGGGGGTTGACAGGCTTGACGGCTAGTGTCATATGTAGGCTCATCGCTAGCAATTCAGCTAGTGTAAAACCAATAAAAACCATTATGAATATACAAGAAGCCGAAGACCACTTAAACTCAGTTCTAGTTCACATTGATCTTTATAAAGACAGACTGAACAAAACATACGCTCAGCAAAAAGATTACGAACGAACTCTTGAAGAACTCAAACAAGAAGCCTCTCATTGGACTAATGTCATTTCTATGATGAAACTTAAAGCTTCGATTCCAGTTGTAAATTACTAAGACCATTATCATGAATAAAACAAGCTATCAAGTTTCGGACGCATCCATCAAACGCTATTGGGAATTGAGAAAACCAAAGACCATAGAAGGAATAGAAGCTAATGAGAAATTGAGACCGATTGAAATTTTTTATAAATGGTCTAATCTCGAAAGCTTTAGTAGTTACACTAGATGGGAGGCTTTAGAGAAAATAGCTAAAGAAGATTATCATGTTTTAAAATCTGTTATTTTTCAACTTAAAGAAAAGACCGAAAAGCTCAATAAACTTGCAGAAGCTTTTGAGATCGTTAATGACTTGAACGCAAACAACCAATAAACACCAAAAATACCAATAGAATGAATACTACAGACACTAAATACAACGGATGGACAAACTACGCAACATGGCGTGTAAACTTAGAGCTATTTGATGGCGATAATGTGGGCTATGGCTCACCTGATGGGATGCGTGAATTTGCGGAGATACTGATTGAGGAAAGTACAGACGAAGGTATCGGCAGAGACTATGCAATGGCTTTCCTTGATGAAGTGAACTGGCAAGAGATTGCAGATCATTATCACGAAGAAGAAGAAACGGAGGCGGTAGTATGAGAGAAGTTGAATATACAAATGAAGATTGGACGGATACATGGGTATATGATTGCGGTTGGCGTATTAAAGGCTCGCATCCATATCGAATGATCTTTTTTGGCGATCAGCTTTTAGATCAGCCAATTGGCATTCTTACATTTTACAAAGAAACGGGAATATTACCTCCAAAAGCATAAGACCAATATGAAACAAACAATCAAAGATCATCTCCTCTCTCTCTTAATCCTTAATATCTGCTTTGGCTCGTGGTGGCTTGTCCTCCTGCTTTGCCTTAGTTCCTAAACCTAATACCTAAAAATCAAAACCAATAATACCAATGAAAACACTTAGAGAATTAAAACCATCAGGCTTACATTATCCAGTTGCAACTTATGCAGAATATAAAGGTAGAAGATATTTAATAAGTACTTCTAGCGATTGGTATACTGCGGAAAAAATAGCTTGTGACTTTCAACAGGCTTACATGGAAGCTGGATGGTATACCACGGATATATTTGATTCAACTTGCATAGATGGTAGAACCAAACAATTTAAACAAGCTTACAATTCTTAATCCTTAACCGACCTTACAAAATGAATGATAATATCTTAGACAACGATTCTTTACTAGAAACCACTTACAACTGCCAAACCAAACTTAGAGGTACACATGATGAAGAGTACCTTTGCTACCTTACCTGTGCAGATGATGGTAAAGGCAATGATTTTACAACTGGAGAGCCTTTGTTGACATTTGAGGAGTGGCTTGCAAACTAATTAACCGATCATGTCAGTGACAATATACCTAACCGACCATAACGGGCGAAAGGTTGCTTTCTTTTATCGAATAGACTCAGAGCGATATTTAACAGCACCTCAGCTTATCTGGGCATGTCGTCAGCATCCTGAGTACCAAGGCACAGCAGAATCAAAGGAGCATTTCATCGAGCAAGCAAAGGATGTTATGCGTGAGCTTAACCGAAGCGTACCTGTCCGTAAAACTTGTGATGTCTGCGATAAAAGCTTGCAAGGCATGGAGAATGAAGGCACAACTTGTAACGATCACAATTTTAACCGATAAATACTAAACCAATACCTAAAATGAATACATTACCTGATTTACCTGTTCCTCATATACCTACCAAACCTACCCGTTCACAAAAGATTGAAGCACTTCTAGCACTCCGTAAAAGTTGGACTATTGAAGACTTTGAGGAAGCATACAGCGATGACTGGGACTGGAAACCTAACCGACCACAAACACTCAACGAGTGGAGACAATACCAATACGATCTACTTCACAACACTTACGATGAGGAATTGATTGACGAGTGCTTGGACAATGAAGTATTTGAAGCTAGGTATTTATTATAAATGACTAACAACGAACCGACTTTTTTAGATATGAACGATTTATGTGATGCAAGCCTTGAAGCTTTGATACAGCATTACCTGTCCTTGAAGCATAAGATGCCCGACAACATAACTGTCCGTGAACGATTGTTAGAGTTGGAGAGGGAGCAATTTAATAGGGAGCGTGAAGCGTCCACAATAGAGGGCGTTATCCGACAGAACACGGAGAATCCACTATGAGCTTACTTGATTTATTTTGTTTTACTGTCGTAGCAATCCTCTTTACCTGTTGGATGTACCGAGATTAACCGATGAAAGAAACCTTATTACAACCGAGTGACATGATTGAAGAATTAATGTACCACATCTTATGGAATGAGTTTGATGGGGAGCTTGATCCCGACCACAAATACTTTCCACTTTACCTGTCCTTACAACAGCTACTTGAGGACGAAACCAAACGATTAGAGGAGTGAAGTATCATTATATTATACACGAAGAGATAGAGCATGATGGTTCTTACTATTATTTTGGTGAAACTTTAGTGTCTTCTATAAAACCGAAAGAGGAGTGGCATGAAATATGGCATAAATATTTTCTTATGTTACAACATCAAATTGACCGAGTGGAGGGTGAAGAACATTTTTCATTAGATCGCATGATAGAAATAAGTCATGTAATAAAAGTGGAAGATGATGACCTTGAAGTGTTAATAAAATACATGGGTGAACCTCATTGTTTTGAAGAGTGGATGGACGAAG